TGTACTTCATCATATTCCCGATGTTGAAGCCAGTACCATGACCGGCGTCAATGATGAATTCTGTCGCTTGGAATTTATTTCGGGAATAATGCTGAGCGTATGTCGCATCGACGTAAGACTGAATCTGTTTAATCAATTCGCCTTCATTGTATTTATAATCGATTAAATGCTTTACTGGAAGTACTGGAGCAAAAGTTGCAGTTCCTATTGTACCTCGAACCCCTTCGACGCCAGTTATGCCTGTTGCGTTCAAAGTAGATCCATGTCCTATTGTAAGTTTTCCTGCATCACTCATTTCTTCTTCAATCCTTCTTGCACTCATTATAAAAACGCCTCCAATGATGCTTTCTCTTCATATGTACTGGTTTGTGAATGATTATATTGAACGATATAATCTGTGTTTAGCATCTTCCTTTCACCCTTTAGGTATGCTACAACTTCGGTTGCCATATCAGTTGCAGTTTGAACTGGAACATTCTGGCAAATCATATTGGCGTTACGTGGGCTTGCGTCGACCAGTTCAAAATCTTGTGGCAGACCCATGATTGTCATTGCTTCGCGATAATTGATATAGCGATCCTGTGTAGGGTGAGCAAGCATAACGGGATAATGACCGACAAAGGCACCGATATAGTCACGTGGGACAATTGTGTTACGTCGCATAATAGAGCCACCAGCAGCAAGCTTATTGTGACGATACTTACACTTTTCAACTTCTCTTTCGTAACCATTGGCTTCCATCCACTTTGCTACCTCGAGGTAGTTAGTCTTGGTTTCAATGTAAGCTAGAACGTCAGCATTACGAGCAGACTCAGCTGGAATTTGCTGAGCAAACTGAGCATGAGTGATTCCACCTTCCAACTCTTCTAGAATGTAGCGATAGTACGGATCATCAATCGACGGAGTCTTCTTGTTAATCGGATCAGTCTGGAAGTTCGAGTTGATGTTGGTCAGCAACTGCTCAATAGGAGTATACGGACGATTGTAGAAGTTCAACATTGGAACCTTATCGTCTCTCCAGAAGAAATAGAACGAACGCTCACGAACCTGAGGAATGCCATGCAGCAAAGAACGAGTACGATACACAGTCATGGTGTATCCATTCTCTTGGCCAATACGCTTTAGATTATTGCGAACTGTATCACCAACTTTGCCAGCAAACCCTGGAGCATTTTCACCCCAGAGTACTCGTGGCTTCATGTTTGTAAGAACGTATTCAGTACTTTCAGCCATCCAACGATTATTGGGGTTGTGATCGCCGTAGCCATGACTAAGCATAGAGAGACCAGCACAAGGACACACACTGTGTACAACATCGACAGGATGCGGGTGAACACCGCCTTGGTCAAGGAGGATATATGGAATGTCTGATTCATATTTGTTCTTATAGTAGTTTAAGATATGCTTGTCATTTGCTTCAAACGGAGAGTAAGACAGAAAATAATCTGGCGCTCTACCATGAGCAGCATGAGCACCCAGAGTCTCACCACCGATGAGTGGTACGATACTCGCATGAGTAAATTCACTTTGCATCTAGAATCCTTTGCAATTCATACTGTTGAGTATTTTTATTCAGCGGATGAGTATCATACAAACATTCGTACATACGATTACCAAGCTGAGCAAGTTCTTCAACACTCATATTTTCAATCGATTGAATAGAATTTCCTACGAAGGCATCGCCGTAGATAGCTCCTTCTTTATCGGAGCAGAGCAGGATGGATTTACAATCAACAACCTGTTGAACTCGAGATCTCCACCAGCCAGAACCGGCATGGTAGTATTCTGGCATTAAGCATCCCCAGTTCCTATTATATATACGACACATTTCTGGTTCGATTACTCGTTCACCCTTGAACTCACCACGCTTAGCACCGAAGCTCAGGATTGGCCAACTAGGAGCCTGAAGCTTCAACCACTTCTGAGTCTTAGTTTGAATGAGAGATGAGAACACCCACTGCTTTTGCTTATCGTTCGGATCTACAATATCATCATCAAGAAACGCAGCAAGACCCGAAACCTCTTCACCATAGTTATTGAATGGTGAGCGATTCAGGTTGTAGGGATTCGGATTGTAAGTAAAGACTGGACCTTGCCAGTTCAAACCAAAGAGTGTAGGATCACCACCGGCAAAAGAACAAATCAGAAGACGATTCTTTTTAGCGTTGATAATCTTACAGGACTCGATGTAGTGGTTACGATTATTCTTCAGAACTTCTACTGGTTCGTTACCAGCATACAGATCAAGAAGGTACGGACGAAACGCAGCTTCACCTTCGCCTTCTTCAAGATTTTTTTGATAACCAGTAAAGCTGGTAAAGACCTGATCTACCTGCCAATCATCAAAAGCCAGAATACAATCTGGTCGAGCTGCTACAGCCCAGAGACCAGAATAAAGACGCTGGCAAAAAGACTGAACCGAGTGAAGATAGACAATCACTTCATCGTAGCTCGAAAGATCTTCGCCCTGTTCTACAGGACGCTGCTCAACTTGCCAACCCATATCTTCGAGACAACGAATCAATGAGAAGTGAGAATTCAGAATTTTCAGTTGCTTACGCTGAAAGTAATCTCGTTCATTTTGTTCAGCATTAAAGCCGGTAATCAAAATCTTTTTCATTATTTCACCAAGTTAAAATGACGTTCATAAACGTGGAGTGAACCAACATGCCAGACAATCTTTGGTTCTTTTGTCAGCCTTAAGTCTTCAGTTAAACAATCAGCAACATACTTCTGCCATGCATAGTCATTACGATAGCCAAAGACAACATCATTGGAACGCATCTGAACTACAGCAACAAGTTGTCCATCACGAATCATGTACTGCACTGCGTTAGTGCACATGAAGTCAGACATACCATCACGATTATAATCTTGCCACATGGTAGGACGAGTATAGATCATGACTGCACGGCGACTGTTCGGAGACTCTAGTAACTCACCAAGAACATTAGCATATTGTAGATAGTTATCTTTGTGCCAGATAGCCCAGCCATAGTTGGAATTAATCTTGCCGGAACTATCAGCAACAGAAGTCCAGATCTCTGGCGGGTTTGCTTCTTGCTTACCGCCAGGAATATCTTTCACGTAGAGAGACATTGACTTGTACCAGTCAAGTTCACGTTGGATGTAGTCTTCATTCGGCTTACCGAAGATGGCTGGTTCATTTGCTTCGAACGTAGCACCAATCATTTCGATAGTCTTGACACCAGTCTTGTCAGTGACGAACCGTTCAGACTTCAGTTCCTGAATGAAGTAGTCTCGAATGTGTTCAACCTTCAGCATTCAACGTGCCTCCAATCTTGCTGCCATCGATCTTGATAGGACGATTTACAAGATCTCGTTTTGTATCTTGGCCTTCCATCTTTCCACGGCTGTAGGAGACAAAGAAGGATAGGTAGTTGATGGCATCTTTGGCCGAGTCTTCGAGCGATTCAAAGTTGGCTGTCTCGCCTTGTTCCATCGCTTCCATAACAGAATAAATTCGAGTAATTTTCTGATGGACCATATCAAGAATCGTAGCACAGCCACGCGGATAATGATCAGCCTGACGAATACGCGACTTTTCATTTTGATAATCTTTCGACTTTCGTTGTTGAAGTTCAGCACATTCTTGTAGGACTTTAAGAGATTCACGCATAAGCTTTTTCCTTTATACTTCGTCTAAATGGAGATAGTGAGTCGGACATTTCTACCAATTGATCTACTCTATCATCGTTTTTAATTGTTGTCAACAGATAAAGCTTTTCTTCTGGAATAATAACCATTTTGCAAACGTTGCCATTCTTTACTCTGTTTTCAATTTGCAAATTCTTGTTATTAGGACACAGATAAATCTTAGATCCTTCATTAGCGTAAATGGGAATATCAACAATGAAAAAAAGATCTACAGATGAAACTTTATCGTACTGATTAAGTTCCAACCAGTATTCAGGCTTATTGCGCATTCTTGTCAGAGTCTTAATTTCAGCAGTCATAGAGCCAAGAACACCATCCTTGACTCTATCAAATTTATCTTCACTTAAAATAAAATTTGGACCGTGAAACTCTTGTACAAAACATTCACCAATATCACCTATTGCATTTTTAGTAGTTGTCATTATATTACACTTTTCAATTTGTTTTGAAATTCAACCGCATTCTTGCTCACTGCTAATTCACGAGCAAATGAGATTATATCAAGTAATTCAATTGATGTCAACTCTTCAAGTGCGTCTTGGGCACGAGAATATTTACCATCATTTCCTTCTGAAGCTTCTCTCCACTTGAAAGTGTAACCATATGCTTTGGTGGTGTTGTTATGAATCCAATCTTCAAGCTTTTTAATATCACTTACATCGCAAAAAATGTAGCGAACAAAAACTTCAGATTCTTTACATAGGTTGTTTTGTTTAATATAACGATTTACACCGTGGCTACCTTTTGGCTGCCGCACAGTGTAAGTTCTATCATAAACATTTTTTCCTTTGCCGGTGTAACCAATATTTTGGTGCACAAGGGTGTCACCAATTTCTTTGATGTCAGATACATGAGCAATTTGATAGACACCAGAACTGTTATCGTTATCACGTTCTGTGCTACCGTTTGATGGGATTTGAGACACAGGCCTCCAGTCGGAGATATCTGCGATTTTTACTGGACAATCTTCACTTGTAAACATTATAAAATTTCCTTACGAATCCAACCTACATATTTTTTTGATTGGCTTTTGCAACGGTTATACACATCTTGTATTTTACAGGAATTTGCATCAGCAGCTTCCTTAGAACTCTTATACTCTATATCATTAATAATGTAAACATGTTTTTGTTTACGTATGGGTTTCTTTCTGACGTATGGAACTAACTTAATGCCTACTGCCTCGTACTGTTTTTCCCATGTATCATAACCTGAACCAAGTTTTTGATAAGGCTTTAACACAATGTTTTCCTCGTTAGTTACGTAGTTAACTTGGCATACCTTTTTAATAAAAATGCCATTGCGAATAAGCCCAATAGCCATATGCCGCTCATCCGGATCGTGTCCGTGAGCGGCATGATTTGAAATAACAATTCGTGCTAACGTTTCATATTTTTTAGACATAATCAGTTCCCTTGTTACTATTACAGTATACAAAGTTTTTCAAAAAATGTCAACTAATTTTTTTCAGCAGTCCATGATTATTAGCATGGCTTGGTGCTTTCCAACCAGCAGGCTTAATTAGATCTGGTAGACCAAGTGGATTCGGCCGTTCTGGTTTTACTCCAACTTCTTTAGCAAGGTTGGCACGTAAGACTTTATTCCATGCTTCATATGAATCAATACCCATCGAATCCAGTGTACCAATGGCAACAACACAAAGATCGATTAAGCCATCTACGATCTCTTCAGCATCATTACGCTTAACTGCATTTTTAGTTTCTGTGAGTTCCTCATCAAGGAACGCCATACGAAAGTTCAGGAACTGCTTGAGTTTCTCGGCATCAAACTCTTGGACTTTTTCATTGACACCATAATACCGATGCATGTCATTAATGTCTCTTACCCAATCTTCACTCATGATTTTAGTGCCTCCAATACTTGTGCTGCTTCCGGTGTAAGACTCTTGATTCGTAGTCCTCCTGCGGTAACCGGTGTACCTTTATTTAGCTTTGCTTGAAGCTTCTTTGCTTGTTCAAGATGGTAACGATTAGCTCGTTTGGTATGAACAATACCTTCAAGGTGATCGAATTCATGTTGAAAAACTCGAGCAGACATACCATCAAAGACTCGAGTTTCTGTCTGACCATCTGGATTCGTATAACGAACCTTGACCTTCTTTGGACGCTTGACCTTCACCCAGAGGTTAGGATAACTTAAGCATCCTTCTTCAAGATACACCATTTCGCTAGAAATGTCAACAATTTTTGGATTGAATATCCCAATAATATTCTCAGCTCTCATCACGAAGACACGATAGGGAAGACCTACCTGTGGAGCAGCCAGACCAAGACCATCATTCTCTCTCATGGTTTCGGCGAGATCGTTGTAGAGTTCTACTGGATTGATTGGCGGATTTGTAAAGTCAAAGTTCTCAGTCTTCTGCTTGAGAATCGAATCGTTACAATCAACAAGTTCACGAATCATTTTATAATCCTATCAAAGTTTAGTTTTGTCATTCTACTCATGGCCACATGGTACTTTCGAAGGAGTGCCATTTCATCTTTCGAGTACTGCTGGAACCAATACCACTTGTCATCTTTTTTCTGAACCCATTGGTTCATTTTGTTTTCCTGAGCAATGCGTTAACTGCTTCATAATCTACATACACCACTTTACCATCAGCTTGAGTCACTTCATATGTTGCACTAAAGGACTTTAATTGTTTGCCACTTACAACACATGTTGGATAAGGTTTTTCAATTAACACTACACGACTGACTTTCATGCTGCAATCCGACTAAAATTCTTATGCTTCTCGAACTTAACTACAGAATGGAACTTGTCATAGAGCTGATCGCCCTTGTGGCTAATCACAAAAGTATTTGTATCCTGAGTCAGACCTTCGAGGATCTTCATGAATTCTTCCGTACCGCCGACGTCAAGCGACGAGTCGAAGACTTCATCCATGATGAGAAGGTTGGTCGAAGCAGAATTGCGGAGCTTAGCAATAGCCCTCCAGGTAAACATAAGGCTAAG